GATTGCAGCCCGTGATACCTCCGAAGTAATCGCTCCACTTCCAGCATTTAACTGCAACTCACCATCTATGGTGTCAGAGACTGCCCGTAAGAAGGCAGACAAGCGTGAAGAAATCGTTAACGCTATTGTTGACTTCTCAGACTTGCAGACTCAGATGTTTACCGCTGCTGACCGTTATGTAACTTACGGATTTGTTCCAGCGCAGATTGAAATTGACTACGATGTAAAGATGCCTCGTATCAACTTCTTTGATTCAACAGGTTGCTACCCAGTAATGGACCGCTTTGGTCGCGTGCTTATGTTCTTCCAGCGCATGCAGAAGCCAACAGCAGAGTTAATGGCTGAGTATCCTGAGATGGCTCATCTTATTTATGACAAAGACAATCCTTCAACGATGTCCGAAATTGTCCGTTACCACGATAAAGACCAGGATGTTTTATTCCTACCTAACCGCCATGATTTAATCCTTGCTCGTAGCAAGAACCCAATCGGCAAAGTTCTTATTCGTGTTGTAGAACGCCCATCACTTGATGGCGAAAGCCGTGGGCAGTTTGATGATGTGCTTGCAATTCAAGTTGCAAAGGCACGCTATGCGCTTCTTTCACTTGAAGCAGCAACCAAATCTGTACAAGCCCCAATAGCAATGGGCAGAAATGACCAGGAGTTAGCCCTTGGACCAGATGCAATTATTCGTTCTGAACGCCCTTCCGAAATTCGCCGAATCCCGCTGGAAATACCTCAGGGTGCTTTCGCGCAACAGCAAGTGCTTGAAGGAGAACTGCGCTTAGGCAGCCGTTATCCAGAGTCACGAACAGGTAACATTGATGCTTCAATCGTTACAGGTCGTGGTGTGCAGGCTCTTATGGGTGGATTTGATACCCAGGTTAAGACAGCACACGCAATGTTTGCCCGCGTATTTGTTGACTTAATGGGATTAGCCCTAGAAGTTGACGAAAAAGTATTTGGCACAGAAACAAAAGACATCAAGGGTAACCGTAATGGCGTACCTTATGCGATTAAGTACAACCCAGCCAAGGATATTAACGGTGATTACACCGTAGATGTTCAATATGGTTTGATGGCAGGACTTGACCCTAACCGCGCACTGGTCTTTGGACTACAGGCACGCGGTGATAAGTTGATTTCACGCGATTTCCTACGCCGTCAGATGCCATTTTCTTTCAATGCTTCACAAGAAGAAGAAAAGGTTGACACTGAGGAACTGCGCGATGCTATGAAGCAAGCGATTGCATCATACGCACAGGCAATTCCAGCCCTTGCATCCCAAGGTCAAGACCCTTCTGACATTTTGTACAAACTTTCATCCGTTATTAACGCACGCCAAAAGGGAACTTCAATCGAAGTTGCGGTTTCAGAGGCGTTTGCTCCAGTTGAGCAACCAGCACCAGCGATGCCTGAGCAGATGGGTCCAGAAATGGGCATGCCAGGGCAACCAGGTGAAGGTGGCGGATTACCAGAAGGCTTAAGTGCTACTGGTCGTATGGTTGGTGTGGCACCAGGACAGATTGCCCCAGGTGGTAGACCAGATGTTCAATCATTACTCGCAGGATTAACACAAAGAGGTGAGCCTAATTTACAGGCTTCACTAATCCGCCGTACACCAGCCTAAGGAGGTGAAAGAAATATGAAGATGATGAAAAAGAAAGTCGCTAATCAAGGTACAGCAGGCAAGGCGTACCAGCAACCAGCCCGTAAGGATGGTGTGCCACGCGCAGCATCACCAGCGAAAGGTTCAACAGCGTTTGCTAAGCAACCTGGAGGAACTAAGGGTTCAAAGAACAAGTAATTCATAAACCTGAGTAAGTTTACAAACTGCTCACCAAATTTTAAATAGTCGCTCTTAAAGCGAAGGAGATAGAAATGGCAGAACCAGCAGCAACAAACTTCGGAGTATCCGCAACAGGTGGTGCAGGTAGCGCAGGACAACCAGCGCAGTACACACCCAACATGGATAATGGTGGCGATTTCTACGAACTTCAAACAGCGGCAAAACTAAATAAGTCAGGCGTTAATCTCAAAGCAGCAAGTTCTAGTATGCGTAGTGCTGCTGATGCAGACATTGTTCCGATTGATGCGCCCACACTCTACCCAGAAGAAGGTGTAGATACTGGTGCTGCCATGGGACCAAGTGCTGGAGAAGAAGTAATGGCTGCACCGTCAATGCTTAGAGCGCAGAACGATGAAGATATTGCTAAGTTAACTGCATATCTTCCTGTATATGCTCGCATTGCAGAGTCACCAAATGCCACAAATGCTACTCGTAACTTCTACCGCTACATGCGAAGCAGAGTGCAGGGATAATGGCTTGGTATGATTCCGTAGGGAAGATGGCGAAGTCAGTAGTTGACTTTACTGGTATTCCTGGCTTAATACATGATATTTCAACTGCTGGTTCAAATGATGACCCGTGGTATGTAGATGGTATCAACCTTGTTAAGAATACAGTTAAGGTTACAACGACTCCAGTTCGTGGAGCCGTTAAGGGTCTACTTGAACTAGGCGAAGCATCCTATGAATTGGGTGGCAAAGCACGCCGTGAGGGTGTAGATGTACTTCTTAGCAATCCTTTTATGTACAACAAGTACAAAAACGAGGGTGAGTCTTACTCAGACTATACAGCCCGCGTAGATAAAGAGAAAGAAAACATCTCTTTAGGTCAAGCAACACTTGGCGCTATCTCTCCAGGTAAGAACGCAGGAGATAACAGCGGATGGTTTGCTGACTGGACTGACAATAACTTTAGATTCCTATCATCTGGCTTTGATTTATTCAGCGCAGAAGATAGAGAAGTTGCATTTAATGACCAGTACACAGGTAAGTTCATCTCTGGTATACAGGATGTTGTTGCCTCTACTATCATTGACCCACTGACATTTACAGGTTTCTTGGGCAAGGGCGCAGTAATTGCAGCCAAAGCACCAATGCTTGAGAACATCAATGGTCGTACAGCCCGTGCAGTCTTTGGTAAATTCGCTATGACCAATGACCGTTTGGATGGATTGCTTACTAAAGCCCTTGATGGCAAGGGTGATGCAGTAGCAGATATTAAGTTTCTTGCAGAAAGCGATGCTAAAACACAGTACGCTTACTGGAAAAAGAAGAAGGTAACTAACCCAGATGCTATGGCTTACCTATTTGGTAGGGCTAATACAGACGAAGAAGTAGTTGATACCTTCCGCGCAGTTATGCTTAAGGACACATCAGCCCTTGCTAAGCGTGCTGAGGCTGACCCAGATGTAGCACTTGGTCTTGATGCAATGCAGGATATTCCACATCCACATCGTCAAGCCCTTGAAGGTAAGTTAGATGGCGACATACTCGTATCTGAACCTTACAACAGCGCACTGGGTAGACATGTTAAGTCACTTGCAGAAGAAGATTTCCGTTACCGCGCTGCTCTTGAGACTGTCTCAACTGGTGGACAACTTAAGTATGGATTTAGTCGTGGACCGTGGGAAGGCAAGTTGGCTGCAAAGTCATCTAGGCAAGCGCGTGAAACATTTGCAGAACCAGATTCTGCTATCTTTCAAGCATCTTCATTGCACCCGATTGTCAAGGTTGTTAACTACTTTACAAAGGAACTCCCAAGCGGTGTATTCAATGTAAATGATGGCGACTCCTATGTAGAGTTTAATGCTTTCTTGCGTGAGGCTAACCTTCTTTCAAAGGGTAACTTCGGCTCTAAGGGTGCAGCCTATGCAGATGAATATCTTTCAAGTGCTACACCTGGCGAGCGCTTAAATGTTATTAAGCGTGCAGAGCGTGATGCAATGGAAACACTCTTTCCTAATTACGACCAGCAGCAACTAGATAAAATCTATGCAGTCTTTGATGCTCGCCGTGCAACCGCAATTAAGAAACACAATGACCAAGGCTTTGTTTCCTACATGGAAAACGGTCAGGTAGTTGTTGCTCAGGCTCCAGTGCTACAGCGTGAATCAGCCAACATCGTAGTTATAGCAGACTTGCGCAAACTTAAGTACGGTATTGATGCACATGAAATGACACTGCCTGGGCTTCTTGATGGAGTTCAGGTTGAAGAAATTGCAATGCGCACAGAGCGTGGCTTAGCAGTTCTTAATACTATTAACGACATCTTCAAGACATCGGTATTGATGCGCCTTGGTTACACCGTTCGTAACCTTACAGAAGCGCAACTATCTATGCTCGCAAAGGGCTTTGCTCTACCAGCAATGGTTGCAGCAGGTGGCAAGGATGGCGTTGCACGCTTCTTTAATAACCGCAAGGTTGGATTCAACCGTCTTATTGACCAGGTAAATGTCATGTCTGGCAAGGTTGATGACATCAAGACTTTGCAATATGAATTTGCTACAGGCATTGACCAACTCCGTGCAGTAGATATGAGCCGTCAGCAACTTGCTAAGGCTATATCAGTTCGCATTGGTGAGATTGAGCGCGATAGATTTAAGTTGCGCCTCACTGGAGATACTGGTCCACTAACTGTAGAAGATGAACTACGCACACTTCGTGGCGCACTTGAAGATTTAGAGTCAGTGACTCTCTACCACGGTAGCCCAGATGATGTATTTAATCTTGACAAGACTCGTTCCCTTGCCCTATCTGCTTCGCCTACGATTGCTAATCGTTACGCATCAGGTGGCATTATCAAGTCAGTTGAACAGTACATCCCAACCCCAACAGGTAGGGCTGGTCGCTTAGGTCAAAAGCCAACACCAGAGGGTGGTACTATCCCTTCTGAGAAGCGCCAAGATGTACTCAACGAAGCAATGATTCGCCTTCAATCAGACATGATTGATGCAGTCAATAGTGGCGCTATTGTTGAAATTAAAAGTGGTGCTTCATGGCGCAGAGTTAAGTCTATTGATTACGACACACTTGTACTGGCTACAGAGTCAGACGATTTAGAAACTGTCCTATTTAAGAATTGGTCATACCGCCCTGTCTTTAGAGTTAATGCAGTTAAGGGTTCTGTAACTCCAGTGCGTGCCTACGGCAAGCCACTGTACATGACTCAATGGAGTGACATCCCTGTAGAGATTAAAGATGCTGCTTTCGGTGGCAAGCAAAAGGCTTACCGTGCCTGGATTACTGGCAAGGGTTGGAAAGATGCAGGCGACCCAGCAACTAAGGTTATGCAAGATAACGGCTATGGTCGTTTGATTGTTGCAGATGATAAGCGTGCAGGTGGCGTAAGCCACATCGTGCTTCCTGGCTCTGTTGGTAAAGAGGGTCGAGAGAACAGCGTTAAGTCTTACCTTTCTAAACTTGATGAAGAAAAGTTGGCAGAAGTTGTTGACGACTTACCAGCAATGGAACAGAAGTTTGCAACTCCTAAAGAACGCCGCATGGCTCGTCACCAGACAGTTAAGCGCCAGCGTATGCAGCGTAGAGACAATGCAGTAAATCCTTATTACACTGCTGAAAATGCAAACGCTATGATTAACAATGGCGTTGAAGATGCTGCTGAGAATCTATCGCGCATCTATGCAATGCAGCATGCGCATCTTGATGATATGGCAGACCGCATTGGCGCTCGCATTACTGCAGCCGAAAGCAACGCAATCAAGTCACGACTTGGTTACGGCACAATGAGTGTTGATGCTAATGGTCATGGCTATGATTTGCCTAACGCTTTCGAGGGTGCATCATGGTTCCTTGGTCGTACATCTGCTGAGCAGACATGGAACGCAATGGTATCCGCACAGGAGATGGCGTTCACAACTGGTATCGGTTCACGCACAGTAAGTGCAGTTAAGCCTAATGACCCACGCTATTTTGAGGCTTGGTCAAACATACTTAACATGCACTTCCGTGACCCAGAATCAGGAATCATGGACCCATTGGTTCGTCAGATTCTTGACGGTGCCACTGATACAGATTTGCTTAAGTGGTTCAAGACATTTGATGGCAGCAAGTATGCCAATGATACCTACACCCGCGTTGGTGAAGGCATTGGATTTACTAAACTGCGCGGTGGAGAACTTGACGAACACCTTGTTGAGAAGATTGCAACTACACGCAATGCGGTTAAGTTGTATATCCCAGATGAGGAAACAGCGCTATTCCTTTCAGCGGCTAAGCCTGATGGCAAGGTTATGACAGGTGGCGAAGTTCAAGATTATTTAATGAATCGCTTTGGTAAGAACCCAGAGAACTTGCCTGAAATCAATGGATTACTTGTGACAACATCCAAGGAATACACAGACCAAGAGCGCCTCATTGATACCTTTAACCGCCGTGTAATGCGCTTCCTTGGCTCACTGCCAGAAGATGTATTCGCTCGTCACCCATTGACACAGCGTGTATATGAGCGCCGTTTGCGTTTGAACATTGACCAGATGGCTACAGCCAAGGGTGGGGACAGACTAACGGCAGAAGAACTTAGCCGTGCAGTACGCGGTGCAAGAGAAGAAGCACGCCAAGAAGTAGAGCGCACACTCTTTACGATTGTTCGCCGCACTGGTGCATCATCTAGCACAGTAATGTCGCTTATGTTCCCGTTCTACAAGGCTTATGAAAACACCATTAAGCGTTGGGGCGGTATCGTTGCCGAGAACCCTTCTGTCTTAACCAACATCTCACGCACCATTGCTCAGGTAGTTAATGGGCAGTTGGTAGTAGACCAAGATGGTAACCGCATTACAGATGCTGGCGAGATTGGCGTAGGCGGAAACCTGGTTGTTCAGGTTCCACAAGGATTCATTGACTCGTTGCCATCATCATGGAAGCCTGTTGTTGAAAACGCATTTAAAAACATTAACATCCCGCTGCAAAGCCTTGATGTTATTACACAGGGTCAACCTGGTAACCCAGGTGCTGGTCCTTTTATTGTTGCTCCAGCCTATCTAATTGTTAGAGGGCGACCAGAATTAGAAGATGCATTTGCTCCTTTGTTCCCAGTGGGTCAGCCACAAAAGGTGACAGATTTATTTACTCCTGCTGTAGTACGCCGTTTAACAACGCTATGGACACAGGATGAACTTTATGTCCGTACATTTAATCAAATGCTTCGTTATGAAACATACAACTACAATGCAGGTAAGCGTGATGAGCCTACATTGCAGGAGATTACAGACAAGACAAACAAGTTCTTTATGCTCCGCGCTTTGACTTCAATCTCTGCACCATTTGCTATCGCACCTGAGATGGACTTCTACCAGCGTGCGTTCCGTCAGTTCCAGGAACAATACGGACCAGGCGAAGCAGAGGCTAAGTTCCTTGAGATGTATCCAGATTACTTCGAGGCTACTGTAAGTCTTTCTAAGAGTCCAGGCGGGCTTGAGGCAAATGTACAGACAGTGCGTAACCTTAAGAAGTATCGCAACCTTATGGCTGAGGCAGAAGCATCTGATAACCCAGAGTTGATTGGCTTCCTTGCCAATGACTTTGATGGTCAGTACACCTTTAGCCAAGCAGCATACCAATGGCAGTACCGTTCAGGTGCATACCCTGGCTCAAAGAATACTTACCGTCAAAATCGTAACCCTGCTGAACTTGTACGAGATGCCAACATTAAGCGTGGCTGGACTGAGTTCGGAAGAATTATGGATGGCATTGATGCCTTCAAGATTCAAAACGGTATTACATCTGACCGCGACCCTAAACTTGCTAACCATTTGGAAGCAAAGCGACTATGGGTTCAAGCAACTGCAGAGGTTAACTTCGACTGGTACTCAGAGTACATCTCACCAGATAGAGGCAAGTACGAGCGCCGTGCAAGAGTTCTTGAGACAGCGCTACAGGATAAGGCTTGGATGTCTGCCAATGGTGAACGCCCAGTAGTTAAGTCACTTGCTATCTACCTAGATATTCGCAAAAAGATTGCTGCAATTCTTGACCAGCGTGACCGCTTAGGTGGCTCTGGTTCACTAGAAGCAAAAAGCAATGCAGATGTTGCAGATGTATTTGGTGCAATCAAGACACAGTTAGTTGCCGAAAGTCCAGAGTTCGGTGAATTCTTTAATCGTTATTTCCTAAATGATTCGGTGGTGGTTTAATGACAACAGCAGGTAATGATAAGCCAAAGACAAACTCTGGCACCGCTGCTGGTACTGGCGCACCTAAGTCAGCAAACTTTGATGCAATCCTTGCGGGGCTTGCTGCAAGCGGTGGCGCTGCAACTAGCAAAGGACCTGTCTTTACCGAACAAGAAGCATCAGCCTATGTTCAGGCTGTCTACCAACAGTTACTAGGTCGCAATGCCGTAGGCGTTGAGTACCGCAAAGGTGTTAATGCTTTCTTAAGTCAGAGCCAAGATACAAGTGTCACTGGTCGCCAACAGGCTATCGAAGAAATGGTGCAGTCAAGCCCTGAGTTTGTTAAGCGTACAGAAAACACATACCTAGATGCTATCTACAACGAGGTTGCTGCTGATGTTAGGAGAACACGCTAATGGCTGCATCAGAAAAAACTAAAGCCTTAGAAGTTGCTCACAAAAAAGCACTTGAAAATTATTTAGAAATAAAAAACAGTAGACCAAAGCCAACATGGTCTATGAACACAAATGATAATACTTCCGAAGAAGCAATCAATAGACTCATTAGACAGGCTCCAGCAGGTAGCGCACAGCGCCAGCAACTAATGGCTGATAAGGCTGCCTACAAAGTAAAACTTGATGCTTGGAAAACCAAGTTTGACGAAGCAACAAAAGTTGAGCGGGCAGCAATTTCTGCATATCAAGCATCTGCTAAGTTAGACCCACTTCTTAAGAAGCAGCAAGATAATAGAGATACTGGCGTAGTAGATACAAAAACAGATACTCAGATAGATGCCCTTAAGGTAAAGGTTGATGCCGCTCCTTCGGCAGAAGGAAGTGCATCACTCTACCCAGAACTTCGTTATGGACCAGATGGTTCAAGCCTAGTACCTGGAACAGATGCTTACAAAAAAGGTTCAACAGTAAGACCAACAACACTTACTGCACCAACACCAACACCTACTCCAAAGCCAAAGCCTAAACCTGGTGACCAAGGAACCCCTCCTCCTCCGCCTCCAGCCGATGGCTTAGATACTAAAACACTTTGGGTGTCATACCTACGCAGTACATTTGCTTCCCTTGAAGATAAAACACAAAAGGCTCAGATTGATAAACTTCTTGACGATGCTAAGAAATTTAAGTATGACGAAAAAACTTTTATGGAGATACTTAAGGGAACAATTTGGTGGCAAACAACATTGCCGTCAATGCGCTCTTTCTTCCTAGAGACAAGCGACCCACGCAATGCATCTACCTTCACCGAGAAGGTCCAGAACAAGATGTCAACTATTGCTGCTAAGTTGGATACCCTCGGTATCTCGGCAATGTCAACCGACCCAGCCACTGGCAAGTTAATTGACAACTCAGAGTTCATTAAAGGTCTTGCTATGCAGACAATCCAGAACAACTGGGATGATGCGCAACTAGAAGATTTTATTGCAACTAAGTCAAATGTTATGTTTACGGGTGGCGGAAGCCTTGGCTCCACACTTGAAAAGGTTAAAAATCAAGCATACATGTATGGCATTAAGATTGATGCTGCCCTTGAAAAAGAAATTAACTTTTCACTTCTTGACCCTAACGATGGTAGAGATGCTAACTATTGGCTCTACTCTGTTAAGCAGCAAGCAATGGATAGCCCAACATACAAGCCGTTTGCCGAGTCTTTAAAGGCTGGGCGTAGCCTATATGAAGTAACTAATAACTACCGCCAACAGATGGCTAACTTGCTTGAGGTTGACTCAACAGCAATCACATGGGATGACCTCATGGGTAAGGTTGTTGATAACACCACTGGTAATGCCCGTACTTTTGCTGACTTCACTAAGCAAGTTAAGCAAGACAAACTATGGCAGTATACAAAAAATGCAAAGGAAACATACAGCAATATGGCTCTTGACCTTGCACGAACATTTGGGTTCAGCGGATAATGGCGGATTCAAGAGAAGCATTAAGAAAACTTCAAAGCGGTCAAACGCTTAGCGCTGCCGAACGCAAAGTCCTTGGCATGGCTCCTGTTGCAGCGCCTACACCTACACCTACAGGTACAGCCGTTCCCAACTTTACCCCTACCATTACAATGGGCGCTAACACTAGCGGTATGTTTGTTGGTCCTATTCCTACTGGCACAGTAAGAACTGCTACAGGTTATGAAACACCAGCAGCGGCAACTAATTTTCCAGCAGCAGGAACTTTCGTTGGTTGGGATTATCAAAATAATACCCAAACAACAGGAACCTTAAGGCGTAAAATTGTTGCCGATGGCAAGGGTGGAACCAAGATTGACTTTGCTTCATCTGAAAAGAACCCTGACTATGTTTCAGGTAGTCGTGGCGGTGGCGCTACAGGTAGTACAGGTGCAACTGGTGGAAACACCAGTGGCGCTACTGCAACATTTACATGGACTGACCCAGATACTGGTGTAATAAAGACATTTAACTCTGCAGCAGAACTAAATGCATTTGTTACAACCTGGTCTGCAAGCAAGACATCCGCTGCTGGAGTAGCAGCCGCAGCAGCCGCTGCTAAGGCTAAGGCTGATGTAGAAGCACAATCAAAAAGAACTGCCCAACAGGATTTTAAAGCAGCGCTTTCGGAAATGGGTCTTGCGGATTTAGCAAGTACAGTTGACGAGATGATTCGCCAAGATTTAACAGCATCACAGATTAAACTTGAACTGCCTAAACAACCAGCATACAAGTTGCGCTTTCCAGGCATGCAGGCTTTGCGTGATGCGGGTCAGGCTATCAATGAGGCTACATATATCTCAATGGAAAGAGGCTACCTTCAAACTTTAGGAGCCTTTGGTTTAGATGCTGGAGTATTTGGTACTCGCGCTGAATTAGGTAAGTATATTGCCAACATGGTTTCGCCACGCGAATTCGAGGAACGAGTAAATATCGCTAAGACTCGCGTTGCAGATAACTCAGATGTAGTTAAGCAACTCAAGGGTTACTACCCAGAGATTGATGACTCAGCCGTTGTTTCATATTTGCTCAACCCTACAAAGGGTATGGACATTATTAAGAAGCAGGTTCGTGCTGCTGAAATTGGTGCCGCTGCTACTTATGCTGGGTTCTCTGACCTCGGTGGTAAGGGTGCAATGGGTACAGGTTATGCCGAGTCACTCATCGGAGCCACTGGTACTGCAGATTTGGCAGCGCTTAAGAAAGACTTTGGGCAGGCTAAGACACTTGCTCGTACACAGTCACGCCTTGCAGGTATTGAAAGCCAGGCTTACAACGAAACAGAAGCAGTCAACGCAGCGATTGCTCAAGAACAATCTTCAATCCTCGCTTCACAACGCAGAGCCGAAAGAGAAACAAAGTTTCGTTTTGGTGGCTCAAGCGGCGTAGGTGCTACTTCACTAAGAAGTACCACTAACCAATAAATAGAATCCTGAACGGACCCACCAGCCCCGTCAGCGTAACAGTCTGGTAGCAATAGCCGACATGGTTTCCCCGAACCGTGTTTGTGGATTGCGAATACAACTAACAAGGGAGATAGGTAGATGGCTACCAATTACGAATACGATGACGAAGATGACTTCACCGAAGAAGGTGGAGATGTCGTTAAGCAACTACGAAAAGTAAACCGTACGCTCGAAAAGCGTTTAAAGGAACTTGAGGCAGAGGCTAACAATTTGAAAACTCAGACTCGTCAGCGTACAGTCAAGGATGTACTTACAGCAAAGGGTATCAACCCAAAAATCGCAGCATTTATCCCACAAGATATTGAGGGAGAAGAAGCAATCTCAGGATGGCTTAATGAATACGGCGATGTCTTTGGAGTTACCCCGCCAGAAGAAGCAAAACAAGACAGCGAAGATGTATCTGCTGCAAAACGAATCGCCAACACAATCAACAGCGCAGCAGCGCCAACGATTGATGAAGATGCATTAGCAAAGATTCTATCCGCAGAAGGTCCCGCTGCTTTGAACGCCATCCTTGGTATTAACTAACTTACAAACTACCAATCACCTTAGGAGGTGAACTAAATGGCATATACAGACACAACAGCAATCGCTGGTCTTATTAAGACAGCGTATGACCGCTATGTTGAGTTCGCTCTGCGCAGCCAGCCAATGATTCGTTCAGTGGCAGACAAGCGCCCAGCACAGCAAGCCATGCCAGGTTCAACCGTTGTATTCTCACTTTACAACGACTTGGCGGCTGCTACTTCAACACTCGGAGAAACAACAGATGTCACAGCAGTGGCACTACCAGATGTATCAACCGTTTCTGTCACACTAGAAGAAAAGGGTAACGGCGCACTTGTTACACGCAAGTTGCAGTTGTTCTCACTTTCAGATGTTGACCCAGCAGTTGCAGACATCATTGCCTATAACATGGCAGACTCCATTGACCAGATTGCAATGTCAGCACTTAACGGCGGAACTTATGTTCAGTACGCAGGTGCAACAGCAACATCAACAGCAACCGTCACAGCGGCAGCAAATGTTGATTCAGCAGACATCCGCAAGATTGTCGCAAAGTTGCGTTCACGCAAGGCTGTACCACGCGAGGGTAACCTCTACTGGACAGGCATCCACCCAGAAGTTTCACACGACCTTCGTGCTGAGACAGGAAATGTGGGCTGGCGCGACATCCACTCACTAACAGATTCAGGTCAGGGTAACCTCTGGGCTGGAACTATCGGAACATACGAAGGTGCTTTCTTTGTTGAAACCAACCGCATGTTCTCTGCTAAGTCAGGTGCAGACCAGACAGCACTCGCAACAACAGCAGTTACAGTAGCAGGAACATCAGCAGGGTTCACACTCGGCGTTGCTTCATCTTCTGTTATTGCATCACGCGCTGAAGTTGGCGATAAGATTTCAGGAACAGGCATCGCTTCTGGTGCAAAGATTTCTGCTATCGCAACATCAGGTTCTACAACAACAATCACTGTTAACACAGCACACTCTGCTGCAGTAACAGTTTCAACTGTTGTTACAGTAACTCCAGTAACCCGCGTTTACAGCACAATCGTTGCTGGAAAGCAGGCACTTGCAGAGGCTGTAGCAGTTGAGCCAAATGTTGTTATCGGACCAGTTACCGATTCACTCATGCGTTTCCGACCAATCGGTTGGTACGGCGTACTTGGATTCGCTCGCTACCGCGAAGAATCTCTATTCCGCATTGAATCAGGTTCTTCAATCGCAGCATTGTAGTTGCAACGGGGGGCAGGGCTTCGGCTCTGCTCCCCTCTAACTAAGGACATAACATGTATAGATTTACAACACCAACAGTTGAAGAAACCCCAGCGGGTGGCGGTCCTTTGTTTTCACGCATGACATTACATCAGGGTATTTCAGTTCTCCGTACGCAAGGCGTGTATTCCTCCTACAGATACCCATCGCTTACGGAAGTATTAGCAGCAGAAGAAGTTTATTTAGGCGGGCATATCTACGAAGTAGATGACACAGCCGCAGTCCGTTTAACCGCAGCAGGTTACGGAGAGTTTCTGGAGGAAATTTAATGGCATGTAGAACAGGCTGTCCAACGCAAGACCACGCTAATTGGGGCGAGTGTTTGCGAGCATCGAACCTAGAGTTCGGGACAGGCGATGCAAACTCATCAGCGAGTATGCCTAAGAAAAAATTTGAAGCAGAATTACAAGCGTATAGAGATGCTAGAAAGCAAGGCATCCAGCCAACTGGTACATCCATGGCAAAGATACAGGCAGCAGTAGAAATTTCCAATAAGGTTGGCAAAGCCTTTAATGGAGACACAAACTCATTTAAAAACTAAGGGAGGAAACCATGGCACCAAAGAAGAAGCCTGTCGTAAGACAGAAAAAAGTTATAGACCTAGATACTTACTCTGCTCTTGATGCCTATGCGATTACCCTTAATGAGTATTACAAGTCATTGCGCCGCGCAGGATTTACAGAGACTCATGCCTTCTGGCTTATGTCAGATAGAGAGAGTTACCCAGATTGGATTCTTCCAGTTAAGCCGTTAGAAAAAATATCAGGCAATGACTACGAAGATGATGAAGATGACGACTAACAACCAACAACTAATAAGGGGAAAACAATGCCAATGGTAAATGGAAAGAAATTCTCATACGACAAAGCAGGCAAGATGGCAGCCATGAAGGAAGCCAAAGCAACTGGTAAGCCAATGAAGATGGCTAAGAAGGTTGCTAAGAAGGCAGCAAAGAAGAAGTAATGGCAGACCCAAGACTAAAGCGAGCAGGAGTATCTGGGTTTAATAAACCAAAGCGTACGCCTAGCCACCCAACAAAGTCACATGTAGTTGTGGCTAAGTCGGGTGACCAGGTTAAGACTATTCGCTTTGGTCAACAGGGTGTCAGTGGTGATAAGAAGCCAACAACTCGACAAGCATCATTTAAAGCACGCCATGCGAAGAACATTGCCAAAGGCAAGATGAGTGCAGCGTATTGGGCAGATAAGGTGAAGTGGTAATGAAGAAAGCATTTTGGGATAAAAAGAATCCAAACAAGAAGTCAACTCCATTGACCCCAGCACAAAAGGCTAAGGCTAAGGCTGCCGCAAAGAAAGCAGGCAGACCATACCCAAACCTGGTAGATAACGCAGCGGCAAAGCGAAAGGCTAAGTAATGGCAACAGGAGCAGCAGGAAGCACGCTAGTCGGTGAACTCAACCGTCTCGCTGGCATCACAGACAAGGCAGCCTTTAAGGGGCTTCTGGGGGCTGCTAATGCCTATGCACAGACAACTGGCAAAGGATTACTGGGAGCCTTGAACTACAAGGCAAGCAGCACCCGTACCCCAAATGACTTCAAGGGCTTGACCGCAGTATGTAACGAACTGGCTGGAACCACAGGCAAGTCTGCCGTGGATGCCCTAAGGAGTATTGACCTATGAGTACATTTAATGAATTGGCTGAGCGTGTAGACACGCTTCTCCACGGATACTCCATTGCTACTGAGGCAACTACCTGGCTTACCACCTCTGCCACTAGCACTTCAACCACTCTTACTCTCCACGATGTTGGAGTCCTTGGGCGTGGGTTTATCCAGATTGGTGACGAAATTCTCCATGTTCACTCCATTGACCCAGCCAATAGCCAAGTAACAATTTCACCTTGGGGTAGAGGACAGCGCGGTACAACCGCAGCAGCATATAGTGCAAATGTAAAAGTAACTGTTGCTCCACTATTTCCACGCAATGAAATCAAGCGTGCTATCAATGACACTATCAATGCTATGTATCCAAATATATTTGGCGTAGGTCAGACCGAGTTTACCTATATCGCTAACCGCACAACATACGATTTGCCAGATGCAGCAGAGCAAATTCTTAACATTACACACGAAACAATCGGACCATCTAAAGAGTGGCTCCCTGTTCGTGCATATAACTTTGACCGTATGGCTAATCCAACAGCCTTCGGTACGGCAGGAGCATTGGGTAAGAGCGTAAGCGTTCTTAGTCCAATCATGCCAGGGCGTAAAGTCAATGTGGCTTATGGCAAGCGCCCAACAGTATTCACAGACGGTGACCAAGAGTTCTCAACTTGGACAGGGTTGCCTAACTATGCAGAAGATGTGGTTATCTACGGGGCAGCGTTCCGTATGGTTTCCTTTATTGACCCATCACGCCTAGCACCGCAGTCAGCATCAGCCGATGCTCTTGACATGCAGCAAGGCGCTCGCACAGGTGAATCAACTTCACGCTTCTTGTTTAATGTTTATCAGCAGCGTTTAAATGAAGTTGCTGAGAATCAGCGCCGTCAATATCCAACTCGTTCCCACTATCAAAGATAGGTAAATAAATGGCAGCAGGCGACCCAGGTACACTAAAGAGGAATTATTCAGCCATTGCAGTAGAGACAACTCTCACTTCTGCTCTTGCCTCTCAAGCACAAGGTGATGCAAATACATCGTTTGTAATAGCATCCGTATCAGGATTCCCTGGTACCTTTCCTTACACACTTCTTGTAGACCCAGATACAAACAAAGAAGAAGTTGTCACCGTCTATGATGGAACAGGTACAACACTCAAGGTCTATCGTGGGCAGGACAATACACAGGCTGTAGCACACTCAGCGGGTGCAACTATCCGCCACGGTATCTCAGCCCGTGAGTTCAAGGAACTGCAGACACACATTGCAGCACGCGGTTTTGCATCTGACTCAGGCATCCTTAACAATGTTGACACACATGTTCATGGTATTGCTACTGGCGAAGGCGATGTAGTAGGCACACTTAAGACACAAACTTTAACCAACAAGACACTTACTTCTCCAGCGGTATCAGGTTTAACCCTTACCGATGCAAGCATTGTTTTTGAAGGAGCCACTGCCGATGCTTTTGAAACAACGCTTACAGTTGCTGACCCGACTGTTGACCGCACTATTACGCTTCCAAATGTCACAGGTACTGTGGCAATTCTTGATGCAGCACAAACGCTTTCTAACAAGACTCTTACTAGCGATACTCTGGGTAGTGACCTTGCTGCTGGTGGATTCAAGGTAACTGGACTTGGCACACCATCTTCTAACGCAGATGCAGCAACCAAGTTATATGTAGATACTCAGGTATCTAATCTCGTTGCCTCCGCACCTGGAACCCTTGATACTCTCAATGAGTTGGCAGAGGCTTTAGGGGATGACCCAAACTTTGCTACAACAATGACCAACGCTTTGGCAGGCAAGTTGTCGCTTACTGGTGGCACAATGACTGGTGTTATTGCAATGGGTGCAAACAAGATTACTGGTCTTGCTGACCCAACTTCATCCACCGATGCAGCCAATAAAAACTACATTGATACAATGGCATCTAGCGCAGGTGCATCTGCTACAGCAGCAGCAGCCTCGGCTGCAGCAGCAGCAACATCTGCTACAGCAGCAGCAAGTTCTGCAACTGCAGCAAACAGTTCTTTTGTAGCAGTCACTGGTCTTACAGGTTCTGGTCTTGTCCGAGACATGGGCGAAATCACAGTTACCGATACAACATCTACTACATATATTAACATTGCTACTGTTTCTGCTGCTGCTGCATCGTCAGCATCTGCTGCAGCAACTAGCGCAAGTGCTGCAGCGACAAGCGCTACCAACGCTGCAGCAAGTGCAACAAGTGCTGCTAACTCAGCATCTGCTGCAGCAACATCTGCAACAAATGCTGCAGCAAGTGCATCATCGGCTGCTGCTTCGGCAACGGCTGCTGCAGGCTATATCCCGACCATTAGCGCAGGTGTTAATGGTTACTTCTTAACAAACAATGGAACATCCGCTTCCTGGGCTAATCTATCCGATTGGGGAACAATCTAATGTCCTTCGCATTTCAACGCCGTAGAGGTACAACTGCACAACACGCTTCATTTACAGGCTTGAACGCCGAGTTGACAGTAGATACCGATAAGAAAACCGTAGTAGTCCACGATGGCTCAACGGCAGGTGGAGTCCCACTTGCTAGAGCAGCAGGTGGAACTCTTGCTGATACAACTATCAGAGGTATAGAAGAAGATATAAATGTTGTTGCTTCTGCTGCAACTGGCACAATTAATTTTGATGTCTCAACTGCTTCTATCTGGTATTACACATCTAACGCAACAGCCAACCATACACTTAACTTTAGATACAGCAGCAGTGTATCTCTTAATACTGCTTTGCCAGTGGGAGATACAATCACCCTTGTGTGGCTTAATACCAACGGTACTACTGCTTACTATCCAAACACAATCCAGATTGATGGAACTACTGTAACCCCAAAGGTTCCAGCAGCAATTACGGCTGGCAACGCATCATCTATTGATGCTTACTCATTTACAATTATTAAGACAGCATCTGCAACATACACAGTTCTTGAGACACAAACCAAGTTTGCCTAATAAGGAGATTCAATAATGCCAATTATCGGAACATTAGCAGGTGCCTCTGCCAGAGGTTTTGGTGGCATGAGAATTTTTGCACCATCGGCTTTAACTGTTGACTACCTTGTAATTGCAGGCGGAGCATCTGGTGGTGCTGCTGATGCTCCAGGTAATGGCGGTGGTGGAGGAGGTGGTGCAGGTGGTTATTTAACTAGCATTGGTGGTTCACCTACTTCTCTTGCTTTAAATACTTCATTTACAGTAACTGTAGGCGCTGGCGGTTCTAGTAGTTCAGGCGCTCAAGGTGGTAACGGAACTAACTCAGTATTTGCAACTATAACCGCAACTGGCGGTGGTGGTGGTGGTCGCGGCTCAGCAACTCCTGGCAACCGCACTGGTTCTAACGGCGGTTCGGGTGGTGGTGGTGGTTATCCAGGCGGAGTAGGCGGTTCTGCTTCTCCATCTGGTCAAGGAAACGGTGGTGGTACTTCAACATCGGGTAACGGCGGCGGCGGCGGTGGTGGTGCTGGTCAAGTAGGCGGTAATGCTACTTTTGTAAATCCAACTCACTTTGGTGGAACTGGTGGTAATGGTTTATCAAACAATATAAATGGAACATCCACAACCCGTGCTGGTGGCGGTGGTGGTGGTTCTAACTCGTTAGGTACTGGTGGTTCAGGCGGTGGCGGTAACGGCGGTAACAATACTGGAACAAATCCTACTGCTGGAACAGTTAATACTGGTTCAGGCGGTGGTGGATTTTATGATGTAGGTGTTGGTGGTGCAGGTGGTTCAGGAATTGTTATTGCTCGATACGCAGGAACCGTCTT